ACAGCAATCTCCCATATCAGTATCCCCATCTCCATTCCCTGTCATACTCAACTAACCAAGTTAAAGACCAAACAGAAATGTACACATAAACCGCTGCAATCAGTATTGCTATGTATATATGTACTTTCTCTTTAATCCTTCGTATCTTTTCTTGCCTCTTTAACTGCTCTTGTCTCTCAGCCTCTTGTTGTAGTTTAGTTATTGCTTTGGCTTCTTCAATTAGTTTGTCGCGCTCTGCTTGTATCTCAACCCACAAGTCAGGCATTCCTAACTCGTATCTAACCATGTGTTCTAAGTCTTTGTAATACTGCCTGATCTGCCTGACATGCATTACATTGTCTATGGCCTGCATGGTTACATTCTTGGCCTTACCCTGCTTGGCTAACTCTTTGGTCTCTTCCTGCTTTTTCTTGTAGTCTTCTTCTAACTGGTCTTGACCGTGAAAGAATTTCGAGAGTAGCCCACCGACCTCACCAGCAATACCTGCAACCTCACCGCCAGTCTTCTTGATGTCTTGATACGCCTCAACTGCCGACTTGATTCCTTCGTAGGCAAGTTTGCATCCAGCGAAGATAAGCGTTGGTTCAATGGCTTACTTCTTTACTTCTTTGTATATCTGATAAAGCTTTAGGCCAATCATCAACAAGGTGTATATCAAGGTAGCCCAGATGACTAGATCGCTGACCTGATAGCCATAAACAGTTGCCAGTGATACGGTTACTGGTGGCGCTACTTTGGCTGCAATAGCCCCTACGGTTTCGTCGTTATCAAACATGGTTACCTCGGTGGTGGAACTGGTTGTTTTTTGGATTTTTCTGCTTTACGCAAAGTATCTAGTTCTTCAGGTGATATGCCAAACAATTCACTGCCTATTGCTCCCAATGGGCCTAAGAATTGACCAACACCTTGAACTAAACTTCCATATGATTTCTGTACATCTTTCTCGCCAGCGCCTTGGGCAGCATGTACAAGATTAGGTAATGCAGCTATTGCACCAACAATACCGCCAACCGTCACAGCCTTATTGCCTTTGGCATTTGTCTTTTCAAGAATGCCAGGCGTTGGTTTAGGTAATTGGCTTTCTGGTATACCTTTAGCCAATAGTTCAGCCCTAGTTTCTCTGCCTAGACTTCTGTTAATTTCTTTACCAACTTCAACAGCGCCAGCAGGTCCTGAATATTCTTTTGGAAATGGTCTTCCAGTAAGATTCTTTGTATATTCTGCTTGACCTAAATCATTACGCAAAACATCTATGTATCTAGCATCAGGTATAAACGCATATCCTTTAGGTACGCTTTTAATGTCTGGATAACTAGATTTAATTTTGCCTTCAGGATTAGCCCCTTCAAAAGCAGGCTTACCAGTGCCTGTTCTAAGTTCTGTAGCGCCAGCAAGAGGATTTACACCTTGCTTCCTAGCATTAGCCGTTTCATTTTTAAGTTTGTTTTGTTCAGACTCTTCAACAAGATTAAAGTTATTTGGCTTGTTGTTTATCTTTGTATTTAAATCAACGGTAGGATTTTCTGGTGTAGGTCCAGCAGGTTTAGTAGATACATCCGCAGGGAACAAATCACCAACCATGCGAGGTTCGCCAGTGTTAACATTCATTTGTGGGCCAGAACCAATTTTGCGTGACTCAATCGAACCAGGCTTAACAGGCGCAGTTTCTTTCTCGCCAAACAATTTGTGCAATCCAAGTCCACCAGCAGCAAGTAATCCAAGACCCCCCAATAGTTTTAAACCTGTATCAACAGGCAATTTTGGTTCTGGCATCTGATTTTGCATAGTCGCATAGTTAGATGTGACATTGCTAACCATTCCAGATAAATCAGGAGGTGGTGCTTGTGGTGCTGATGCAGTCTGAGCAGGTGCTGTAATTTGTGGTGGTGGCGCTATAGGAGAAGTAGTGCCAGTAATGGCGGCCTTTTGCTGTTGTTGCTGTACAACAGGTTCTGCCATAGGAGTTTGTTCAAACCTATGTATTTCTTGATCAACTTTATCAATGGATATTTTTGGGTATTCCATGTTTTATCCAATCATTGAGCTTGAAAAATATTATGTTGTTGATCAACAATCAAATCGCCTTTTTTAAGCGTACCTGAACGACCAAAATGCTTTTCATGTTTATCAGTGTAAGTATTTGTAATAGCTTTAAACATGTCTGATTTTTGGAATTTATCTGCAACTTGCTGAATGTCAGCCTGTTCACCAGTTCTTGCAGCAATTCTTTGTGCTTTAAATAATTCAGCATTCCATGCCGCCAACAAAGCATTGTTGTATTGTTGTCTAGAACGGTTAGCAATCATTGCTTCAGCACCACCCAAATATGGGTCAGTTTCAGAAACATTTTGATAGCCTGGTGGTTTTGCAGAGTCTGGTATTTGTTTTAATGCCAACTCGTTTTCAGTGTTTAAAGCTTGTAAGCGCATAAACGCACGGAATTGTTCAGGAGTTTTAATTGCTCCTTGAAATTCTTGAATGATTGCACGTTGTAAGTCTTGTTGTTCTTGTAATGTGTTGCCAGCAGTATTGTTAACTGCATTTGTTTCGCGTTGGTTTACTCCCGCTTGATTGGCTGCTCCAATGTTTCCACTAACGCCACCATTTAATGCAGACTTGCCACCAGCACCAGCAGTTCCTTCTGTACCACCCATTCCAACGTTGCCACCCACGCCAACATTTTGTTGACCGCTGGCATTAACCGCAGCGCCTTTTTCATTGGATTTTTGTAGATTAGTGCTATTAGTGTTGTAACGATTAACGTAACCAAGAAGCTTTTGACGCTTATCGGAATCCATCTGACTAATAGTGTTTAGTACATTTGGTATGGCTTTTGTTAACTTAATCTGCTCTTCAATGTTGTTGTTAGAAGACGATGCAGAATTGGCGGCAGCATATGCCGTAGTACGTGCAGCCTCTAACTGACTTGCAAAACCTTGGTTTGCCAAAGTAGATGCCTTTTGTGCATTTTGCCAATTAGTGGTTTTTAAAGCATTAGCATCAGTAGCAGTCAATATGCCACCACGCGCCAATAATTTATCTGTTTCGGCAGAAGATAACGGCTTGCCTGTTCTTCTGTCTTTGTATACGCCAGTTGGACCTATCTCGTTATATTCTTTGTAGACAACATCGCCAGTTGGAGTGCGACCTTCTTCTTCACGGGTTGCTCCACCATTAAAGTATTTGTAAGCATCGCCATAGTTTCTTGATAATAAAGAAGAAAATACCTTACCCCATTGTGGTTGCACATTGGGATGGTAATCTTTAGCTTCAGCAGAATGCTCGTCCATTAATCTGGCGGCATTTAAGTTGTCACCTGACATTGCACTTGCAATAGTGCCTTGCAGTTTTGGTGGCAAGTCTTTAAACCCAACAACATTACCTGAGTCGGCTGGTGGAGTGGTTTGAGTTACATCTTCTCTGACAACAACATGCGCTACAGGGCTTGAAGCTAATGGCATGCCAGGCGGGACTGGTGCTAATGGTGCATTTGGGGCAATTGGTAGTGGCATAGTTATTCCATTTCTATTTTTCCAAGAGAAGACGTGTAGTCAAAACTTGGTAATTTTGAAGTTACTTCACCAACTGATGTTTTGGCAGAGTTAAAAACATTTTTAAATGGTGCAATTGCGCCACTTATTGCGCCACCCATTCCACCGCCTTCGCCACCTTCGCCACCAAGTGCGCCCATAGCGGCTCCTCTTACTGCTAATTCACCACGACTTCTGCCACCAGTTAATGCAGGAGGTATTACACCCTGCATACCAGTCTTTTCATCAAAACCAATAATATTTCCTAAATCAGAAAATTGGTTGGCATTAATATAGTTTTGAAAATTAATAGGCATGTATGTCCTTTAGATCCTAATTCCACTGCCTTTGCTAGAACTAGTTTGACCTTGAGTTCCTTGGAAGTTAGGCGTAGTAGAAGCTTGTGGAGTACCGTAAATAACAGATGCGTATTTAGCCAACACATCTTGGGGAGTCATGGCATAGCCAACGCGAGAAGCGGCTGCTTGATTTGCATTAGTAAGGTTTTGAGTGCCAATCGTGGCAAGTTGATTTGCTGCTGCTGCTTTATTTGCTTGCACACCAGCCCTAGCACTTGCTGCCGCTGTTGCTTGTCTTTGTTCTTGCAAACTGGCTAAGTTGGCATTAGCAAGAGCAGAACGGGCAGAACCTAATCCACCAGCAGCACCGTAACCAGCATTTTGTGAATTTACTAATTCACGACCAGATTCACGACCCGCTTGAAGAGCTGCATTAACTTGGCCTTCTTCATAATTAGGGTCAAACAAAGAAGCCAAACCAGAAATGCCAGTAGCTAACCCAGCAGTTCCAGCCATTTCATTAGCAGTGCCTGTACGTCCCGCTACATCAGAAGCATTATTAGCAGCGCTAGTTGCCCCGCTTAAAGTGCGACCATATACATCTTGAGCTTGCCGAATGGTTTTTTGGTAAGCGGGAAGAAACGTGCCTGTTAAAGCATCAGTTTGAGCTTTTAAAGCATCTTTTTGTTCTTGAGTTACGACAGCTTGTTGACTGCCCGATGATTTACCTGCGCCCATAATTAGACCTTACCTTTCCCGCTACCCGCCTTGGGTAACTGTTGTTGCGTATTATCCCACTGTCCTACAGTATTTGGGTATTGATTAGGCGCTCCCATTTGGGGTTGACCTGATGTTGCAGACATAGAGTAATTACCACCTTTGCCTTGAGGCTGTACAGCGTCTGTAACGTTACCTACCGCCTGCTTGGTTGCATCGGTAAATTGTTGTTGTGTTCCTGCCTTGCCAGAGTTCTGGGTGGGGCTTTGTTGTACTTGTGCCGAATAACCCATGATTTATCCTTAATATTCGATTATGCAAAGACCAGAACCGCCATCTCTTCCAATGTAATAATTAGCGTTTGGATAGGCAGGTCCATTAGAGCCACCACCACCACCACCACTATTAGTTGATGCAGATGAACCAAAAGAGGCAAGAGACCCAATTAAAGGAGCTGACCCACCATAGCCAGGGGAATTTCCGCCTTTTGAGCCAGTAAAGTTTAATAATCCACCAGAGGCTGTGCCTCCAAATCCTGGAATAATAACTCTAGTTGGATTTACAGCATCAAATTGTGCGCCTTGACCACCATTTGCAACCATCGATACACCAGTTCCAGTAAATGAACTGTTACCACCATCGGTGTAAGTTATAGTTCCCGAACTATTAACGGTTGTTCCTCCAGCGCCAACTACAACCGTATAAGAAGCTCCAGGCGTTACTGAAATTACATTAATACATGCACCACCACCACCACCACCAGATGCAGTTGCATTTAATGTAGTAGTTCCAGAACCACTACCGCCTCCACCAATAGCAGTAATTTTTAATTTGTATACGTTAGCTGGGACGGTAAAAGTTGATGTACCCGCCGTGGTAACAGGCACAAAGTTAAAACTACCAGCAATAATTTGACCAACAGCAGTTCCGTTTAAATTTCCATAAGTAACAATGTTGCCATTAATGGTAAGCGCTGTTCCATCAAAAACCATGTTATTAGTTGAATTGCCGACAACCATTCGCCCATTTGAATAAATATGAGCGCCCGTTCCAGTCATTGATGTTCCGCTAATAGCAGGAGTAGTTCCAACAGACAAATCACCAGCAGTAATAGTTCCAAGGTTGGCGCTAATAGCAGATAACGAGCCTACTTTAAGGTTTGACAGATATGGTACGTTCCATGTTGTCAAGTCTGTGGTGGGGTTGTAAATACCATCTGATTGGAATAAAGCCTCGCTAACAGACAATGTTGGTGGTGTTGCTTGCCAAGTCTCAGCGCCACCCCAAGTGTTTGTTGGAGGAAATCCATTAGGGCCAGATGTTTGATATGTTGATGGCGTACTAGCCAATGATGTACTAGTACTCTTTGCATAACAAATACGCGAAGAAGCACCATCAGAACCTGAAATTTGATCTAAATCAATAGCCGACCCATTATCTGCCTGATACAAGGATGATGGCGCAGACAATCCAACAACAATATTAATCCTGCGACCACCTGTTACAGAGTAATACAACAACTTTGTTGTACTAAATCCATCAGCCACTTTGTACCAAATATAGTCAGCAGGGTTTGTAGATTCTGTTGCACTATCGTTATTACGCAAACCATAATACAAACGATTAGTTGGCGTGTTTACAAAGTTTACTGTGCCATCAAAACTGTCAGCATATTTCACGTACAAGTATTTGTACAGGTAGCTAACTACAACACCATTTGAATCAGTCACTTGACCATTAACTACATTTGTAGCAGTGCTTTGCTGGGCATTTCCAAGCAAATAGTTAACCGCCTCCGATATTTCGGATTGAGTTGGATTGCCGTCAAGAAAAAATGGCATTAGAAAGCGTCCTCAGTTACTGTTGCTTGCCAATTCAGAGCAGTTACGTTCCAAGTGTCTGTCGCATCATTTGATGCAATCTTTACAGACAAAGTGCGAACAGTGTTTTGTTGAGTGGTTACCCAAGGATTATCCGTTATTACAGATACTGTTTCTGTTTCGCCATAAGTAGCAGGTTGAGCAGTTGAGTTAGCTCCCCCAACAGTAATATTGACAACGCCAGTTCCCGCTACTTCAGGAAGCAATCGATGGGCATAAACCTTAGACGAATAAGGCACTGGACCATCAGCAGTCTGCAACACAATGTTATTTCTTTCAAACAATGCAGAAATAGGCGCTGAGTTTATAAAAGAGTTGCCCATACCTGTTTGTATCAGTTGGCTGCTTGCAGTGCCTCCTTGACCGTATACGACAGTTCTAGACGCATATTTAAACGCACCACCAGTGTAAATAGGAGCTTCACATCCCATGCAAGCGTTTGTAATGTCTTTAGGAGCATTCCAAATCTTCAGGTCATAACGATAAGACAACATCTCGTTACACCAACCTGTTGACGACAAGTTGGGGTAATAAATTTCTACTTGGTTTTTTTGAGTATTGTTGACCACAAAGATGCGATCAGAATAGGTCGTGCTGAGATTGCGGAAGAAGTAATCACGAACCTTTTGGTTGCCTAAGGGCGCAAACTCAGAACCATCAAACACCCAAATGTCTCGACTATCCACGCCATATACGTTTGAGTCTGTATTGGTCCAACAGTTGTTGTTGATCAATCCACGACCTTGGTTAAACAGGCGGACACCAAATACTGGGGCTGTACTGTTTTGATAGGCAATGGGAGTCATTACTACAGTGTCCCAATATGAACAGATGTAGAAGTTAGCGCCCAAAAAGAAACCATCAACAATAGGACCGCGAAGAGGAATCTCTTGTTCGTTGGCTACGTTGTTTAAAGTTGGCGACCATGTTGCAGGAACGCCTGTATTGGCAAAAGCTTGTGACCACCGAATAGTCGTTGGGTAGTTAGTAACAATACCACCAGCAGTCTTTGTCAAATTACCAGCGACCAAGATGTTGCCTACGTTTGGTGAGCAAAAGTTACGCACAAACTCAGCAGTAACTGAAGTTACGCCAACATCATAATTCCACACATAGTAGTCAGGCGATGAGTCGTAAATGTAAATTTCAGTGGCTGTAGCCAAAAAATACATTGGTGGACGAAGCGTGTCATTGATAAAAAACACGTTACCAACCCATGAGGTGGTAATGTTGATGTTGTCGTTATAACCAGACAAAGCCACGCTTGGGTTGGCTCCAACGCCTGGGGTAATGTTAGAAATACCAGCAGAAGTAATCTTGTACCACTTGCCCTCACGGGTCGCTACGATATAAGTCCATGTAGTTCCACGAAAGCCGCCATCAACAAAGATGACGTTGCCAGGAATAGTAGAAAGAAAAAGCTCTTCTCCACTGATCTTTTTAACACCACGAACATCAGCCTCTACGTTGCGACCAGAGTTGTATTCGTTTGGACCAAGAGCATTACTAGGCACATCAGGCGTAAAGCTCATGTTCAAAAATGGTGTGCGTAGTGGTGTATAGCTCATGGTGTGTTCTTTCTATAGTCAAGTGTAATTGATGTTAGAAAAACTGTAAAAAATTGCCACCAGTGGATGGCGCACCGCCGCCTGTAGTTGTTATAACAATAAATCCAGCATTACCTTTAACGGCGCGAACAGTACAGTCATGGCAACAATAACTATAACCATAACCTCCGCCATAAGGTCCGTAGTTAACAACAGATGCTACATTATTTAGATAGTCAGATGTTCCCAATACATCTTGCGTTGGTTCAATGTTACTTCCGCTAGAGTTAACGTAACCGCCCCATCCTTGCGGATTTGACGAACCGCCACGACCATACGGGGGTGTAGTTGAGGTGGCGGAAGAACCACCATTAGCCCCGCCGCCAGCTCCATAATATGCGTTGGGTGATGGTGATGGGTCTGCTCTTGCCCCATCACCATTTGGTCCGCCCGCGCCACCCGCGCCGCCGCCATTACCAGAACCAGTAGCTGCAGCATCACCGCCACTATTTTTTACATTACCAATACTATTTGCGGTTTGACCTACATTACTAGTACTGAGTGGGCTACCTTTTGCTAAACAAGAATTTGCGGCTGTGTATGTAATACCAGGTCCAGCAACAGGTGTACCCGTGGCAACAGTAGTTGCCCACACATCAGAACCACTACCATAAACGGTAGCCGCAATTGAAATTCTTAATGTATTTCCAGGTGTTACAGCAATGGAATTTGACCTTGCATAACTAGGTCCAGCAACGCCACCACTACCTATTCCAGTACCCGAATTTTGCGTTGCAAAACACTCAACCTGTATGCTTGTAACTCCAGACGGAATTGTCCAAGTAGTTCCAGAAGTAAAAACATAAACTGCCATGCTATATAGTCTCTAGTTTTACGGGAATATATTTATCTCTGACTAGTTGCTGTCCATCCCAAATATACCCATCAGGTACTAACTGGCGTGTATAACCATCTGGCAAAATATCGTTTTCTTCACAAACAATAATGTCCAAGAATTTTGAAGTTTCATCAAAAATTACATAGTTCGCCATTTCATCCACCTGAATTTACAAATACTGTATTGTCTTCAAGAATTTCAATCTCATGCCATTCACCACCCGCCAACACTACTGGTAAATCACTAGCAGATAATTCTTTGTAAATATTTTCTTTGCGAATACAAACTTTTCCACAGGCAACCATTACAAAATGTTCGCCATGCTCATGCTTTGGCAACCCTTCACCCTTATTGCCAGAATAACGCGTAAAATTTTTATCCCCATATTCAAAGATATAGTCTACTTGGCATGGTTTTAAATCAAGATTTGGTTCTGCCATGTTATGCCTGTGTGGTTACTGCAATTACATCCCAACGAGTATTGTTGGCGTTATAAATACAACCTATATATGAAGTTTTATTTGCTGTCGTTGATGTTGGCAAAGTAACGCCAATAACTGTATAGGTCGCATTCCAAGTTAAAGTTCTAGTTGTGCCGTTATCTAATAATCTAAATATCAACTTATCTCCATCAACAGGTGTTCCTGTCGGTGCATTGATAGTTAAATTTGCCGCTAATGCAGTATATGCGTAGACATCTGCCGTAGCAATGCTAGGCGTTAAAGATGATGCAGATGCGGCTGAAGTAACTCTTGGATCAATACGCTTGTTAGTTAGCGTCTCTGTACCTGAGTATGTTGCAATAGATGCACCAGCCAATGTCGTTGCACCAGTACCGCCATTTGCTATTGGTAGGGCAGTACCAGACAATGTGATTGCTAATGTGCCACTTGTTGTAACTGGTGAGCCTGTTACAGACAAGAATGATGGAACTGTTGCCGCAACACTTGTGACTGTTCCGCTACCTTTGTTATTAAACGTAGTCCAATCAGTAGAAGTCAAATAACCACTAACTGATGTTGTTGCGGCAGGCATACTAATCGCAGGGGTTGTACCTCCACTTGATACAACAGGAGATGTTCCAGTTACAGAAGTAACTGTGCCAGAACCCTTATTATTAAATGTTGTCCAATCAGCAGAACTTAATACGCCTCTATTTGTTGCAGAGGCAGTTGGTACATTTAACGTAATTACTGGGGTTGTAGTTCCAGTAGCCACGGAAGAACTTAAATCAGTTCCTGTTGTACCTAAAGTTAAAGCAGATACAGATGTAACAGTTCCCGTTGTTGGAGTTGACCATTGCGGGGCAGTAGCGCCGCTGTTAACCGTTAAAACTTGTCCAGCAGTGCCAATTGCTAAAGCAGTTCCAGCCCCGCTAGTGCCGCCATAAATAATGTCACCAGCCGCAGACATAGGCGACAACGCATTAAAAGCCGTTGCTTTTGTTGTTGCGCCTGTACCGCCCCTGCTTATTGCAACAGCATTACCATTCCACGTGGAATTAGTGATAGAGCCAGCGTAATCTAGCGTGTTGGTTGACCAAGATACGTTTGCAGGGGTTTGGTCGTGTCTATCCCATGAGCCAGCGGCAGTTGCATTGGATAACAAAACAACCGTTGTGTAACCGCCTGATGGCACAGAAACAATTAAAGAGCCTGAGTTGTTGTTAACCGTGATTGCGCCACTAGACTGATTGTTGTTAAACGAAAAAATAGTTCCGTTTGACAAGGTAGTTGCGTTAGGCAATGTAATCACCTGACCGCCAGAACCTGTAACCAAATAAACGGGGGTTGACGCAACGGTTAGCGTGATTGTGGACCCTGATGCCGCAACACTTGTAAATCCATTGAAGTAAGAGTTTGCGGTAATGTTGTTGTTGGCATCACGCAAAACAACCGAATTAGCACCGCTTGATGCCGTAACGCCCGTACCGCCATTGGCGACAGGAAGTGCCGTGCCTGAATAACTTAAAGCAAGTGTTCCAGAAGTAGTAATCGGACTACCGCTGACCGTTAAAAAACTAGGTGCTGACAAGCCAACAGAAGTAACCGTACCAGAGCCGCTTACCGCAGCCCAACTAAAACCACCAGATGTGTTGTATTTTAAATAAGTTGAATCTAATGTTGGAGCAACAACAAAAGATGTAGCGCCAGCGCCAGTTTGATATGGAATTTGGTTGGCAGTACCAGATGCTATGTTTGTTGCTGTTGTTGCGCTTGTTGCGCTTGTTGCGGATGTGGCTGTAGCAGCATTACCGCTTGTGTTGACGTTAATCGTGCTTGGCAAACTAAGCGTAACTGCGCCAGTAGAAGCAGATGCTGTAATTTGATTAGTAGTACCAGTAATACTACTAACACCACTAGCTCCATCAGTTCCTTTTTGAGCCAACACATTCCAATATGTTGCATTAGGTGGAGCTTGGTTTGTACTTGCAACTACAGCGTAATAAGAAGTTCCGTTATAAGCAACACCATCACGAATGGCGTATGTGGTAGCACTACTCCAAGTTCCTAGCCAGTTAATGCCTGGCACACCCTGCGCTCCCGTAGCGCCTGTCGCACCCGTAGCACCTGTCGCACCAACATTACCACGCGGAATGGTAAATGTCAGAATTGGGTTAGTTGCAGTACCACTGTTTGCTACCGATGCATTAGTCCCAGGCGCTCCCGTTACTGGCGTAGGAAATGTAAAACTTGGCACTACCCCAAAGAGGCCAGGCGTTGACCAACTCAACGCTGCCGTACTCTTAGAGTTAACTAGCGCAATAGATACCCAAACTTGATTTGTAGGGGCTGTAGGAGGCTGTAGCGTCCATCCCGCTGGGGCAGTACCAGTGTTGGTCGTAAAACTCCAAGAACCGCCTGTAGGGGTCGCTGGTTGGCTTACTGCTTCCTTAAAGATAAACCATTCAAAGTACGAGCCACCAAAAGACACCCCGCCACCATACAAGCCATTACTTTCCGCGCCTGCGGTAGCAATAACTGCGTTTGCTGTGCTACTTCCGTAAAGACCGCCTGTTGCCATGTCTTTTCCTTATTTAAAGCTGTAGCGATAGTCGCGTGGCTGAAACTCAGATGTAAGGTGACGGTCGCCACCAGACCACTTGTCTTTGAAGTTCTGATCTTCAATAAGACCATAAGCCTCTTCAGATCGAGCAAGCCATTTCTGAGCCTCGGCAGTGTTTTTATTCTTGTCGTAATAACTTTCCAAAGTACCGTAAAAGTAACCTTCTGGGAAAGAAGACAATACTGCATTGTTTTGGACAACAGGATTTAAAGCATCTCCTGTAGGGCTAAACAAGAATGGGAATGTCTTAAAGTAATACGCTTTAATAGTTACCGCATTCCCTGGATTTGGGGTAAACACATAATTAGGACCCACCTCAGAGAATGACCCACGTATCACCCTTGGTACACCAAAAGGTCTTACATACAGTTGGTCAATCATGCGCCTGCGGATAATCTCTCTATCTCCTACACGGTCATACATGATCCAAGGACCAGAGTTTCCTGATGCTCCATATCCATTTGTTTCTTGGAAAAACAAGATAGGCCAGTTCATGTCCGCAGGAATAGGAGCCATTCCCGCTGTATCGGTCGTCAATATAGACGGGCTTGTTGCATCATATGGATCAGAACGCAAAGAAGGTAGTTCTAAAGTACGCATCTTTAACTCAGCAAACTGAATAGAACTTTGAATCTCCATTGCAGACTGAGTAGGAAGTTTTAATATGGTCGCAGGTAATGTTGCACCACCCCAGATATTATCTGGGTCGTTAACTGTAATTGTTGTGCTACTTACTGCTGTTACTACAGTAAATGGATATAGTTGGTTGTAACCAATAAAGTCGCCAACTGTAATAACTGCTGTTGGGTTAGCTGCCGTTGTAATTACGCCTGTCGCTGTAACTATTGAGTTTGCCGTAGCAGTGGTTGTCTGTGGAAGAGCGCCTACCCATTGAGCAACCCGACTGACTAATGCGTTAGCAGATTGAATGAATAAAGCCATAGCGCTTCCTTACTTTGTCGGTATTGCTGGATTATAGGGCAATGGTATCTTTCCTGAGGGGTGACAAATGAAGTCGGAATAGTACTCATTAACTATTGCATAAAACAGTATTTTGTCTTTTTTATCCATTTTTATTAGTTCCCACGGGCGGTTACTAAACCACTTAGAACTAATCTCATGGGCAAAACACTTAGGTAACTGCATAGCGTGGAATGTGCCAGCAAACATTGGGTTATCCGTCCCGTGGATTGCATGAAACTCTCTACGTTCTTTGCAGAACTGTTTAACATTCTCAACATTTTTTTGCTCATACTGGACATATCGTTCTCCATTAACCGCCCCAACTTTGTAGTTAATGTTGTCAGTATTGAATGTCTGAGACCAAGTGCCTGACTTGACCTCGTTGTACATCTGGTTGTTTTTAGAAAGTAAACCTTCTACGCCTGCTTCCAAAATACCTTTGGAGTAATAACCTTCGTCAATCTTTGCTTCTTCGTTGTTTAAATTCAATTCCATAACTACTCCTTACCAAAAGAGCCTCTTGCGAAGCCCTTTCAGTAAGACGTATTAGTCTTTAGGATTCAATGTAACAGTGAAACCTTCAAGAATAATGTGGTCAGTAGCAGTAGCGGTGTCACCAGTGATAGTGATTGCTTTGTCAACAGAAGTGTCAATTGATGTGTAGACGTTTGCATCAGTAGATGCGCCACCAACTAATTGGCTTACTTGCTTAGTCAAAATACCACGATTACGGATAGAGTTCATAGAACTGCCACCAGTAGAAGTAGTGTAAGAAGATGAGCTACCAACAGCAGTTCCACCTAAATACACAACACCAGCTTTAGCACCAGCAGAGTTATTGCAAGCCCAGTTAGCAGTTACAACGATTTGACCATTGTTGCCAATAGAACCAGCAGGAACAGTTACGTTAACCAAAGTAGTTTCAGTGGTAGAACCAGTGAAAGAACTGTTAGAACCTGTAACAGCAGTCAAAGTGCCTGATGGAACAACTGGAGTAAACGCAACAGCGCCAACACCGTTAGCAACACCATATTTACCAGCGTACACAACACCAACTGTGGTGCTAGAGAACACTACGTAGTAGATACCACCAGTAGAGTCACCAGACACAGCAGATGCTGGGAAGTAAACAAACGCGTTAGCGTAAGTTGTTGGCA